CCTTTCGTTGTGTAGCCCTTCCTGGCTACATTTCTAGTATATCACCCCCTACCGGTTAAACCAAGCCAGTAGGGGGTGATGTGTGTCATATTTAATTATGAAGTAGTTCTACCTGTAAAGAAGAGACTATCAAAACAGCCTGTTTTTCACTCTCGAGAGACAGTGAGTCGCTACCCTCATTTTCTAGAATCAATTCGGCAATAGCCGCAATAGCTCTACGGTGCATGCGCTCAAGCCCATCAAAATTAGAGTAAAAATCATAGCTAGATATTTCAGACAGGCACCTCATTGCTCTATCTGACAGCTTATATTCAACCCAGGAGAAGCGGATCATAGCCAGATAATCTAGGAGCTTTAAAGTGTCGTCAATACGACCTTTATAAGGTGCTCGCCATGCATATTTCATGATATTGCCTAGATAGAATGGCAGCTCATGAATGAAATAGGTGAGCTTATGCCCGTCGATTTCGGGATAGTGGTTAGACATTTGGTCGCCTCCCAGTAGATATCTATCTCTTGTGTCTTGCGATGCGTTCATTCCGCGCTTTCACCCATGCTTCGTAGTACTGTTTAGTTAGTTCGGCACTGCGATATTCGTTAGGGTCTGTTATTCGCTCTTCCTTGTACTTGCGTTTCTCATGTCTCTTGCAGCAAATCGAGCAGTCCGGGTTTATTTCCGCCATGTCAATTCCGCACTCTTTACATTTAGGTGGTTCTGGTGCTTTATATCGTATGTCGCCTACGATTTTCCACTTGCGATGCCGATTATTGCACTGAGTACATCCTTTTGTTCGGTTTTCGCGTAAGCACCCGCATGTACCGCAGTGGGTTGTGTATTCTTTTCCTGCCATTTTAGATTACCGCCGTTGCTACTAGTTTGAATTGGTGAAATTTTCTGATATGCAAGTTGGAGGCTCGCATGATTTCCGGGTGTGTCTTAAGGGGTTTCATGCTTCCGCATACGCTGCAATCTGCATACCATTTACCGTCATATTTCCGAGACTTTACCTTGGCTTCATGGGTTATGCCGATCATGAAAACATTGAACACTAGACAGAAGTCTTGTATAGCCTGCGCAATGCTCGCGTCTCGAAGCTTTCCAGTTGCGCCTAGTAAATCTTCTGTTGTGATCGCTGTTAGCTTGCGCGTTCGTTCATTAGCTGCAAGTTTCTTAGGTAGTGAGAATTTCTTGCGTGTCGCACCTGACTTGAGTGCTTTTAGGGTTCGCGAGTGTCCTTGCTCATTGAAGAACATTTCGTCAATGTCTTTTGCTACCAGGTAGCTTTTCCCGTCTAAGGCTGTGATTACTCGCAGGGTTTTTCCTGTGAACCTGTTTTGGAGTAGGTATCCTACTGTCATTTTTCTTTCCTTTCCTTGTACCTCTAGTGTATCACCCTCTACCGACTAAAACCAAGCCGATATATGGTTAAATATGTCACTAAATACCCCTGGTGTTCGACCATGCATATACATCTTGCGGGTCAAAAAGCCGATCATTACCAGAAGTCCTAAAAGGCTTCAACTTACCAGCACTGCATGCCTTACGCACGCCGTTCGGAGTCATTTCCTCCATCTCTGCGACCTCTCGCACAGTCAATAGAGTGCTAATAATATTCTCTGGGTTATCAGGTGAAATCATCTCGCGAATGCGGTCTATCTCGTCGTGCAGGTCTTCGAGATGCCCAATATTCTTGTCTGTGAGTTCATCAGCGAGCAGCTGAATATTCTTGAGCGCAATACGCAAATCTTGCAGATCGGACATTATTTTTTCCTTTCGTATGGGCTGAAAAATATTTCAAGCCTCGGGTTTTCTCTATCTACACCACCATGATGTAGGTGTGGTCCATCTAGGTATTCCTGTGAGTCATCTGGGAGTATCCCCGCGTCCACAATCCCATCCAGAATAGCCTTTGCTGTAGGGTAATAATTTCCCGGATCGTACCTCCCGGCGCGTGCTCTGTAAATGTATACATGACATTCCACAGGTGGCTCCAAAACTTCTAGGCTATGTGCTGACTCACGCCCTGCTCTTCGCCAGTATTTGGATGATTTCTGCCTAGTGCGCCAATGCTCAGACATTAGGCGATTTATCGACAGCAGCGGGTGGCTATCCGGTATCTCAATGACTACTTTCATTAGGAGACTTTGCGTGTGCCTACCTCGTAATCCTCGACTGTGCAAAATTCTTCACCAACATAGGCGCGGTACACAGCCACCTCGGCTAGGGCTAGTTCATGCCCGTCTGGTACAAGCTCAGCTAATTCTTTGGCTAGATATTTCTCTAGGGACTTGATAATTTCCTGGTGCCCCTCGATGATCTGCTGCCAGTACTCGGATGATTCGAACACGATGCCGTCTTTTACCTGGACTCGTGCAAGCCCATTCTTTATGAAGTTTTCGGTGGCTTCTACTACTTTCTTGCCACTCTCAGAGTCTTTCACAAAGGGCATGTCTTCCAGTAGTTCTACCCATGCGGCTTTTTTGTCCTGGCGGTAGGTTAGGCTGATTGCGCCTTCGAGTGTTTCGCTCATTTTCTTCTTTCCTTTCGTTCGATACCTCAAGTGTATCATGCAATACCAGTAACACAAAGCCAGTATCGCATGAAATACATCACATATTCTCCAGCGCTTGCATCTGCCTGTCACGCTCACACTCCACCGCGCTGCGCCGCATAGAACCTGTCTCTGTCTTGCCAAAGCTACGCACAAGCGCCCGCAACTCAGGCGGCGGCGGAACGGATTCAATCTCACGCGGTGGACGTGGCGCATCGATCACACGCAAATCAACCTCGCTACGCACAAAATCAGGTACAGCAGCATAGGCGCGCTTCCATGACTCATATACGCGTACAGCAGTCTCGTAGTCATGTTTGTCCTCGATCTCTAGTGAATCGAATTTAGCCGCTAGTCGAGAGCATTTACCTATCGCCGTATCAATCTCGGATTTCATTTCCTTCCAGGTCTCCAAAATGTCCCCCGGTTGGAGAATAGATATGCGGCGCGTTGAATAAAGTCGCTTTTGCACCTCGCGCGCATACTTGTCCGGCACCTCCGCACAAATCTCAGCCCACACAGTAAGGATTTCATCAGGCAGGGGCTTTAGGCGCTGGTCTAGTCCGGTGGCGATTGTGTAGAGCGCTCGCATTGTGTTTAGTTCCATTGGGTAATTTCCTTTCGATTTTCTTCAAAGCGCTGTGCGGCGATTTGCGGGGCGTTTTTTAGTGCGGATAGGTCATAACCCATTTGAGCCGCCTTTTGCTCCCATTCGGTCATCTGTGGCTTCCGAGAGGGGAATACGGCTTCTAGGTCGTCCTCCCATCCGCGACGATTGAGCCAGGTGGACGGATGAGGAACATATTTCAGCTCTGTGCCACTCTGTGCGAATGCGGCTGCATATGCCCGCATGCCCTCGATAGCCTCGAATGACTCACCGCGACGCTCTACAGTCCTCCAGGCGCGTTCTGCCGCCTTTTTTCCTATCCGCCTGGGAACTAGTGCCCAAAACGTATCAAAGTCACTTAGAGGGGCGTTCTGTGGCTTCTGAGGGGTGTTTGCGTTGGATACCTGGACTACCTCATCAGCTTTTCGCCAATACTGACGAGTATCTGACTTGATTCTCACGAGAGATTCAGTCCCGAGTTCATCGCAATCAGCGAGCGCGTCAGCGCGTAGCGGCTCTGTGACCTGAGCCACCTCAGTGTCACGGGGGACTATAGGGGGTAAATTAGTATTATTAATAACTTTAGTATTAAGAGGAGTATGCAGCGAAACCGTCGACGGTTCAACCGCTGTCGGTAAACCTGACAACGGCTCACTATGTGAGACACCCGGGAGCTTCGCAACCATGATCGAAGCACCAAATTTTCCACCCTCGCGAGACTGTGAAAACTCCAGATACCCGAGCTCTTGCAATTCGTCGATTAGAGATTTCACTCCCATGCGCCCCATGGGTGATGCCTCGATCAATTCTTGCCGCGAGAGTGAGTATCCAGGCTTCTGTGAGACGATGAACGCCATTAGCCCGCGTGCACCCCATGAAAGCCTTGAATCACGCAGGATTTGGTTCGGGATCATGGTGAATGAGTGTTGGTAGTCGAAATGGTGTATAATATTCACCGGGACATCCTTTCTGTTTCATTTTCCTTTCCGGAATTGCCTCCAAGGCTTTTGCTTTGGGGGCTTTTTCGTTATCCAATATATCACATTAGTGTATGGTGCTACACCAGATATATGCGTGACAATAAACACACAAAAACAGCTTGCATCCAGACCTATGTAATGCCATGATTAAATACATGAAATACATTCTGATTCACGCCGACACATTCGAGCACTTGGCGCAAAAGCTCACTAAAGTATTCCGTCAGCACGGCAAGTACTGCTCATACGCAACCGCCAAAAAAGTTGCCGAAAAGTACACCACAATCGCAGGAAACGGCATCCTCGCTAAACAGCGAGGCTACGCACGAGCAATGAAATTCATCCTGCACACATCACTAGAAAACCTAGTAGCCGATCTGCGCTACGAAATCGCACAGCAGAAAGTTGTGAAATTCTATGCGTAAAATCAGCCTACAACCCGCAGTAAGCAAAGATGGTACTGTCGAGGTAAAGCCTGCTAACACAACAGACCTAACCTTTGAAGAGCATACGCGCCTAGGAAACGCGCTGAAAGAGCTAACCATCCTCAAATCATACTCTAGCCGCCTAACCATCCGTTTAGCCGCCTGGGATGTCGTGGAAGCCGCATTTGAGGGCTGTAGGGTGCGAGTAGTGCCAGATAAAAAACAGCCCGCTGAAAAATACGCAGACATCCACTTCTCAATCGAGGCGAAAGATGAGCAATAAAAACATTCTCCACCACGTAATAACCGTAAAAGTCATAGGCAACACCGCCGCGCTAGACACATCCCGCCTATCGCAGGCAGCATTCAAAAACTCATACGCGCACTACTCGGCAATCGCGCAGGTGCTCGACGAGTACGATATGCCGCGCACCTCAAAGATCGTATGGCGCACACAGCGTATAGAGGACTTGATAAACATTGCGCTTGAGCGATACGGCATGCAGGTACAACGCTCTAAAACAAAGCTAGAGTTGGTAAACGGCAACAGGCATGACATGATTATCCACATGGTTCTAGAAGAGCGAGACAATGGGCAGTAAACACGATCCGCCTTATCTGCTATTCCGCTTCGATCATAAAGAACTTGTTGTGCTTTATAGGCGTAAGCAAGATGAAGATAGGCTCATATACACATTCCGTAGGTTAGCTAGTGGGGCTGTCGAAATATTCACTCGACGCGGCGACATGAAAAATAAGCCTATAGCCGCAGCAACGTTTGAACTACCTGAGGAAAACATAGCGAATGCCATAATCACAATGACCGATGCTAGTAAATATGCTGATATTCTCAGCGTATTACCTTGGGAGGCTGATGTTATTGAGGGGCTACCTGCTGATGTAGATACACTAATCCTGGATCGCATTCCTGAATACTATAACTAAATATGATACATATCACCCTCTGCCGGCTTGGTTTTGTTGGTAGGAGGTGATACACTAGAGATATAGGAAAGGAAAAGGAAATGAAAAAAGCAATCATCACCGCAATAATCATTAGCACAGTAGTCATAGCGGCATCAGTAATCGTATGCACCCCAACCCTAAGCATCATGGAGTTCGACGCAGAGCAAATGGCATACGGAATCTTCGCAATGGCAGCCGCAGCGCTCGCAGCACGCGAATACGTAGCATGGAATACTAGGAAGGAAAAGAAATAATGGCTATATACACATTGCACTCAATTAATTTTTCTAAACTAGATATACATAGAGATGGTGAACTGGTTGCCACTATGGAAGGCAAAGGAAGCTTCTTTTTACGGACACGGCAATGGGTAGCAACCGATAATAAAAGTCAGACTGTAACAGTTGGTCGATCTATCGATGAATGCATAAAAAACTATGCGGCGATACACGGAGATGACAGGATAAAGGAAATTCCGTATACACATGGTGCACGAGCTACGTTCAAGACTATAAAGGAGAAGGAATAATGAAAATCACCGAATACTGCTACAACCTACTAGTAGGCATGTGCATACTCCTATTCATCGGCTTCACATTAGCCGCAATATTAGGCAACTACTTCGCAGCACTGCCAGCAATCCTCTTCGCAATAATCCTAAAACTTACACTCTAGAAAGGAACACCCGTGAAAATCACCAAGAACATTGCAACATTCGGCTGGGTAATGCTCGGTCTATCCACATTCCTGCTATGCGTCAACATCCTATCCGCGATGATCGGAGAAACCCTCTATGCAGACATGGCATACGTAGCAGGATGCGCAGTAATCGGAGTAGTCCTACTTGCCCCACATGCACTAGCGGCATACATGCAATATAAATCACATCGAATTGAGTGCCAAGACGTGAGCCTGGCTGATATACTGGATTAGTACCAAGTAAACAAAACTATCTATAATGGATTCAGGTATTGTTTTCTGGTTTCCGGACAAAACAATAACCCCCGCACCTAATTCATGTGGCAGGTGCGGGGGTTATTACTATCCCTAGTGGGCTACAGAATCACTCGGAAACTGATCCGGATTTTCGTCAACCCAACCAACACGCGGGTCATAAATCTGCCCCGGTGAGCCGCCCTCAGGTGCGCCCTCTTCGCCGTAGCGGTACTGGCGACCACCAAGAGCTTCCTTCTCCCACTGCTCACGCATAGAATCAGCAGGGTTAGGCTTCACCTCAGACACATGCTCAGGTGCAGGCTCACCGACAACGCCACGAGAGATAGCCTCCATTACCTCGTAGAAATCAACAGCCCCTACCGCCTTGGAAACAGCGTCACCAACGTGCGAATCGACAGCATCAGACACGATACCCTCGGTATGGGCTTTTTCTCCAACGGCGTTGCGACCAAAAAGGTACGCGGTTGCACCTAGTATAAGGGCAGAGATAGCTGCTTGGACTTCACTAGGCAGCTCTATACCAGCACGGCCAGCAATGAAGACTAGAATAGTCATTACGGCACCGACCATAGCGACACCCATAGTTGCGGTTTTTGTTACGTTTCCTGCATAACGCTCATTGTTCATAATATTTTTTTCCTTATCTCAGTACTAGTTAGGGAAATTGCGGTACATAGCCTGCGCGTCCTGATCGAACTCAGTCTTACGCGCATCGCCCTGAGCCTCGTCAGAATATCCTAGAAGCTTACGCAGACCGACAGCAAGCGAACCGTCCTTCATTCGGTGCGGGATACCTACACGGAACTGATTAAACAGAACCTTCACCATGCGCACGCCTGCCCAGGTGTTCTGGTCGATCTCTCGCACAGCTTCGGCTAGGGTGCGTCCCCCAAGCTCGGGCCGCTTAGTGTTGAATACAACTTCCTCTAATTCTTGCTTGGTTGCCATATCAAACCAATCTTTCTGAGAGCTACCGCCCCCGTTGTAGTATGCCATTGCTCGGCGTGTTATCTCACCCTTACTCCAAGTACCAGAGCATTCGGTAGGGAACCAGTCCCTATGCTCGGTTAGCGGGATGATACGACCTTGCTCGCGCCAAATGTCAGCTATACGCTCGGCCACAGTGTTCATGTCACCCTCGCTCATGCGCGGGTTACATTCCAGTGTAATACTCTGTGCGTTACCCTTGGCGTTACCGTTAGCCCACGCAGCAGCAGAATGATCCACGATATAGCCTACGATACCGTCAGAGATAACCTCATGGGCGCTCGTGCCAACAGTAGGCGAATCACAGAAGAACGCCATGACCTGATCCCAGGTTTGGTTCCACTCAGGTTTACCCCACCAATGCAACGTGATATTCGTAATAACACGCTCATACCCAAAAGTAGAGTGAACCAAATAACCAGGTGTGAAGTTCTTAGCGTCACGGTTAGTCACAAATTTATAAGCCACTATTTGCCCTCCCTTCTTGCGGCTCGCACAACTGGCAAAACGCCAGTCTGCGCCAATAATATATTATCAACACGTTCACGCTCATGCCTCATCTCATTGCGCACACCCTCAAGGTGCGTTCTAAGCTGAGAGTTCTCCGCCATACTGGAGCGTATAGCTTCACTCATTTCGCGTTGCTTCTCACCCTGCCGAGACTGCTCAGCAAGGATAAGGTCTAGCCTGTCTCGCATATCGTCCATATCATCACGCAAGTTCGTGCCGTGGTCGTTTTTTACCTGATGTTTAGCTACCTCAACATCTTTGCTGACGACGTGCACTTTCTCGCCAACAGTGCTAACCTGTTCGGACAGTGTAGATAGCTTGCTGTTAACAGCCTTGTATACGTATATGCCTGTCGTGACTGTTATAGCTATCGCTGCAGACATGATAACGAGCGCATCCACTACAGGATGCCCGGTTTTAGGTAACTCAATGTTCACCCATATTCCCCCTTTTTTTGTCGCCTGAATTATACCCCTAAAATATGGGAATGCCTGAATATAAAACTGCACCCACGCTAAACATAAAGCGTAGGTGCAGTAAAATGTTGGCTACCGTCTAGAGTATTCGTCTATCGCATCTCTAATACAGCGAGCCATTGTAGACCTAGCAGAGTTAGTAGGATGCACTAGATGCTTTTCCTGTTCCTCTAGCACAGTCTTGCCAGGCTGAGACATGAACCCAGGCTTCACAGTAATACCGTTACCTTCAAAAGTCTCAGGTGCACGCTTGCGATAATCCACATAAATGTCAGCCCCAACAGACTTTAGATTATCCGCATTGCGCATAAACTCGTCATACCTAGACATTGCCTCGTTACCAGCGATAACCTGTGAATCAGGTTCACCAAACGGAGACTGTGTAGGGAACGTGCCACCCAGTACGACATAATCCCAGTACGCGCCGTACTTCTTGAATGTCTCCCATTGGATCATTGCTATACAGTTGCGGGTAAGGCGAACTAGTTCCTGCTCGTCAGTGATGGTTCTCCCGAGGTTGAACGTAGTGTTGCGAGTCTCGCCAACCATGAGAACGTTTAGCTTACCAGGCTTGAATGCGTTAACGGCGTTCTGTGACGTAGCCGCCATCATGGGCCATGTAATACCAGGGACACTAAAGTTTACTGGCGACATACCCTTACTTGCGAAAAACTCTTTGAGCGGCGGCACATCCTGGATACCTTCATATGCCCACTTAGCATAGTACGAGTTACAGAAGAACACCATGTTAGTGTCCGCGTCCAGGGTAAATTTTCGGCGCACAACAGGTTTACCCGCCGGGGCGGCCGCGGGAACCACAGGCGCAGCCCCCGCGCTGCCACTAGCCAATAAAGCCAGAAGCATACTCATTACTCTTATGCCCCCTCGAAGTATACGCCAGTAATCTCACCCCAGGTACCACCATAAAGCTCAATACCAGCGTCTGCCTTAATCGAGTTATAAGTGAACCAGTGGATACGCTCACGCGAGCCATCAGCACGTACAACCGACATGATAATCAAATCACCTGCCCGCTTCACCTCAAGCCCCTTATCGCCAGGCTTCACGTCACGCTTCTCAACACCCTGGTTCGGGTTATTTATCCAGCGCGGGTCATACGTAAACCCAGGGGCAAGAACATACTCACGACCACTACCATCGGTCTTAGCGGCAGTAGACACACCATGCTTAGCGATAGTCAATGCTGAACGCTCCCACACAGCGTTCTCACGGTCAGAGTTCTCAGCCTTTGGACCGTCACCAGTCCACGAAACCAGAGTATAAGCCCCATCCTTCTTGAAAATGTTTCCTGGGGAAGTCAGGTGCTGCCCAAGTATCTTGATATTATTAGGCGCTTCAAGAGGCTCACCAGTTTTATGTGACACAGGGTACTCGAATGACCTAGCTTTACCATCTGGAGTCTTCAAACCAGGCGCATAGAAGTATTCACGCAGTACACCAGAACTAGAATTGCTGTCCTTCCAGCCACCATGAGCATACGTAAATACCCACTGGACAGGCTTCTCAGACGACGGGATATTAGCAACCTGGTACCCGAGCTGAGTCCACGCAGAATGCTGATCTCCCTTCACAGTGCGAACCTGGATGATACCAGACTGCCCAGATTTGGCGGTGAAACGGTGCCCTGGCTGAGCTTCCATAGGCGAAGACCCGTCAATAGCTATCTGGTAGCCAGTAGCGCCAGCAACAGTATCCCAGGTTACCGTGAGATTACCACCATCAGTAGTGACACGCAGGTTAGTAGGCGCGTCGGGTGCGCCAGCAGGTGTAGCAGGTGCAGGAACAGCCGGTGCAGGAGGCTGCGCAGGCTGAGGTACGTTAGGTGCAGGCGCAGCAGCTGTCGCAGCACCAGGCACATACCCATAAATCTGCTCGCCTGCGCGCACTAGAATAACCAGACCTGCAGAAGGTGCAACATTTCCGGCTGTCTGCCACAACACACCGGCGGGGTGAACTGCGCCACTTTGCAGGAAGAAACCAGCAATATCCGTACCCTCAGGCATGGAATACGCACGATTATTCACAACCTGAACAGTCTCAAGCTGCGAAACACGCTGCTCAAACGGCAGCACATTATTGATCCAAGCCTTCGCACGGTCAGCCACCCACTCAGCAGGTGCCTTATCATACGGGTTCTGGTCTGGTTCATCCTCGCTACCATTGCCGACAGCAAAAGTACGATCCGTTGCGTACACGTGCCCGATGCCAGCCTTATCCGCCTTAGCGAACACAGCATCCACATTATCCTTAGTGATACCGTGCACAACATGCCAGAACCGCCACGACTGCATACCGTCATAATGACGCGGGTGAATATCCGTCACCTTCGCATCAATATACTTCTGCGCATTAGACTCATACGTCAACGCAATATCGCACGCATCCATCATCTCAGGGCGCGTATTCGACCCAGGGTTGATAATAACAAGGGTGTCCTGCCCGGCTATTTCCTTGATTTTCCCGTACAGGCGCTTATAGTACGGCATGATAGCCTTCTGCTCATCATCCCAGCCGTTCACAACCTCGTCAAGGAAGATCGCGAACTTACGCAAACCTCCCTGAATCTTGTACCAGGTAACAACGTTACGCACCTGAGCAAGAATAGCTTCCTCAGTGTCCTCGCGCACAGCCTCAGCAGAAACATTCAGATTCTTGCGGATACGCTCAAAATACGCAGGCGTAGCAAACTCGCTGTTAGCCCCGTAACGAGTCTGGAAATAGAAAGCCACATACTTACACCCCGCCGCTTCAGCAAGCTTTCCCTGAGTCAAGAAGTCGTTATCAACCTGAGTACCCCAGTTGCCGCTAGACTTATTCAGAATAACAATTCCAAGCGTGTCACCAAACAGCAGAGTCTTATCCCACTGCGAAACCTTGCCCGGCTGATCGCGGTTATAGTAATCAGGCCAATAGTAGGAAACCATAGAAATATTCCGCTGCCCGAAACCATGATTACGCTCACCAATATTCGCATCAGCGATAGCGCGCGCAACAACCGGGGCAACATTCTTCTCAGACTCACGCAGAATATCAGTCTTAGCGGCATCAATCTTACCGTCAATAGTCTGATCTACAGAGCCCAGCGTTTCAGACACGATACTAGTCCGCGCCTGCTCGATACCCTGGCTAACTTTCGTGTCGATAGTTCCTGCAACAGATTCAGTGGCAGCCTGCACAATGTCGCCCTTAGCTTGCGTGATACCTTCACTAATTTTTGCAGGCAGGGCACTAGTCACAGACTCAGTAGCCGCCTGCACAATACCAGGCTTAGCTTGCTCAATCTTAGTATCAATCTTGCCGTCTACAGTGGTTCCAACAGACTGCACGACCTCGTCACGGATAGAGGAGGATTTTTCTGTAATTACAGAAGACACCTTCGCCTCAATCGTAGGGGTGACACGCTCATCAATCTGACGGGTAATCTCACTACCAGCCGCCGCCTGCACAGCCGTAGGAAGCTTCTCAGACAGCTGAGACTCGACCACAGTAGCCGCCTGAGACTGGATCATGCCAGGCACAGTAGCCTGAATCCGCTCATCAGCCACAGCGCCAGCATGCTCCCGCACACCAGACTCAACAGCCGCTGGAATAGTAGTAGACACCACAGGCGCAATAGCCTCAGCCACAGCAGACGAAACACTATCCTTAGCCGCCTGCACAGCCTCCGACTTGACCGCAGCGACCTTCTCGGTTGCTACTTGATTTGCTTCCTGCACAGCAACAGACCGAATCTCATTCTTCGCCTCGGTTACTTTCTCAGTAGCCACCTGCTCAGCTGCAGTACGAGCAGACGCAAGCGGGAGACCCGTAAGAGCCCCGCTCTCGTCCGCAATCACAAGCCGGTTTAAACCGCTAATAGCCATAATTAGACCTCCTCGATCCGGGCAGTACCATCACCATTATCAACGACACGGTAGTCACGCGGAGAACCGCCACCACCAGTCTCAACATTGCGCACATTACCTCGACGGTAGGGCGCGGCGAAAATCTCCGCAATATCCAAAGCGTCACCCGCCTGCACAGTAAACACCACAGGGTCACGCGGGATAACACCCCCATCAGTATAAAGACGAGCGTGTGCCTCCCACGACCACCAAGCCGGGGCATCCTGCCCAGCCTCAGGCGCGAGCAGACGAATATCACGCTCACCCTCATATGACAGGTACCCGCTAGAATCCAGCTCAGCCGTCACCTCAACAGGCAGAGAAGCCGCTGAGCCAGACACAACAAGGCTAGTAGGACGAAAAATGATCTTCCCTCGCAGCGGGCGAGCATTCCCACCCACAGGTGCGGCAGGGTTCAAAAACCTGCCGCGAATAGTCGCATAACCCATATGCTAACTCCATCCTTTAGTAGACACGACACGTAAGCCGCGTCTGGTTCTCAGCCGGGACGTGAGTAACCCCAGTAATAATGACATTCAGATTACCGCCGCTAGGCAACTCGACAGTATATGTCTCACCAATTTTAATATCCGGGCGGAAGAAAATGGTAAGACTCGGAATCTGAATCCGCGATTTAGCCATAGCCGCAATATCCTGAGCGATCGCGTGTGCATTATTCTGCGTATCCCCCCAAGGCCCTACATCAAGCTCCAGGGCGGGCATTTTTTGGGCTGTAGGAGTCGCGGCAAAGCTTGCGATATTCCTGTTCTTACTGAAATCGATCTTTAGCCCGCCACGAATAATAGGCGTAGGCTTGCCTGCCATGTCTTCCAATATCCCGTGCGCTTCACGCATCGTAGGGAGACGAGCAGTAATAGACGCATTAGATTGAAGGTTTTTCTCATGTAGCACCCACTGCCACGGCGTAATGTCATCCACATATTGCTCGAATTGACCTTCGGTCATCCCGGCTTCCCAGATAAATTCACCAACGGATCCGTGGTAAAGCTTCCTTAGGGTTTTATCATATTCAGGGTCTGTGCCCCACCTTGGTTGTGAGTTGAGAGTAAAAAGGTAAAAGAAGTCATAGTTTAAAACCGTGTCTGTCTCAAACCATTCCTCAGTATCGGCTGGAGAGAACCAGGTCGTGCGCCGCTCTCCTGGCTCAAGCGAACCACCCGAGCCTTGCCAAAAAACCACAGGCGCATCATTCCCTTTTGCGCCCATACGCGACCACTCCGCGATATTGTACGAGATGTTTACAGCAGACGCGACCTTAGTAGAGTCCTGCACAACATCACAGCTTATAACCTCGTCAGCGTCAATGCGCATAGTAGGCTTATTCTTTATGAGGCGCGGAACATTCATAATATTTAGTGTGCCGTCAGCATCATGCCACATCATGCATGAAAAATACTCAGCAACCTCTTCGAGTACTTCCCTTGCCACACGCCCACGCACAGACCGCGTAAATCCTAAAGACAAGGAATGGTCAGGGGGAGATACACGAGCTAAAGTGCGCTCTTGGAAAGGCAAATCACCATTAAGTAGAAGCACATCAGCGATATGCCCGCCCTGCGCCGCGTAAATCTCAATAGCATACAGGTTACCACCATCACGTAACCGAGTATCAGGTAGCGTACCGGTAGCGTACTCACCATTTTCTTGGTCTACACGCCAGTTGTTGCCTGTAATTTTCAGCTCAAAACGCGCCCCAGGTGCAAGCTTCATACCTTTAGTGACCGTATCGAGAGCAATAGACCCATCAGCCAGGATACCGAAACGCGCCGCATCCCTATCGCTACCCTTCTCACAATAAATATTAATCCACGTATCGCCAGACCTGCCTGGACTATTCTTACCGCGCAGAATAAGCGGAGTTCCTTTAGAATACGTCTTATTATGCCCATTAGCCGTCTCATATGTTGCATGCCCACTGGTTAGATATGATGTGCCTTCCCTAAAAAAGAAGGTGAAAGTTGGGCTACCAGTGTCACCCCATTTAGACCCGCCGGATGCTCCGATAAGCTGCCCATGCCCGCGCCGCCAATTGCACATGAAAGACCCCTGCAACGGCGCATACAGAAGCACCTGCCTATTCTCATCGACAGGTAGCTTAGACTTCGCAGCGGGCGAGTACCCGCATTGCTCCAAAATATCCCAAATAAAATAAGACAACGACGCGTTAGGATAGAAGCGCCCATTATCTGTGCGGCGGCGACCCGGCATAACATAGGCAAGCGGAAGCACCTCAACAACCTTAGACAGATTGTCGATATAGTCCACACACTCGGTAACCAGCCCGCCAGTAGCCGAGTCTATCTTATTAGAAGAGACACGCCCCGTAAAGACCTTACTGTAGTACTGCTTGGTACTGGACGCGGGCGACTTGTGCAGAAAAATCTCCACCTTATCACCAAGGTACGGGATACTAAATTTATCCGCAAAATTAGGTTTATCTGCCGATACAGACTGACTCACAAAATCGGGTGTAGCACCCATAGGAATATCCCACGTAATAGTAGCCCCTGAATTGGAGAAGCCGTCATTAGTAGCTAGGCGTCCGGCCGCATCCTTAGATGCAGACTGGTTGATAGTCACCTCATGCATTCCCTTATCTACACCATCGACTCTTACGGATGCATTGATAACAGTGATGCCGTGCTTGGCTATCTCTGCCGCGGTCTTAATAACCTGCGGTGGCGGAAAATCAGACCTCATTACACAACCTTTCCTCTACCAGCGCCGACCTCAATAAATTTACACTGGTACTCATAGATCGGGGGCAGCCCTTGCATGCCGCGGAGCTTCTGTGAAGACAACTCAGTCAGTGCAACGTTCTGTATACACCTGCCAGGTGTCCACGGCTTCAATGGTGCACCAGTAGTCAATGCAGGGTAACCTACATCACCACTCACGGCTACGATAGAAACACTTATCGGGTTGTACTGTAGATCAAACCAAATAGACTTACGCTGCGGGTAAATGCCGTCAGAACCAGCAGAGGTGAGAGTGTAAGCAATAGTCCTAGCACCCTCAGTATCCCAAATAATCTTCATAGAAGAGCCAGGACCCATTACCGCGCTGAAATTATATTGCCCTTTCTCGAAAGGCATCGGCTGCTTATCTACAATCCGCAGCTCAGACTTGACAGAGTACAAATCACGGTAATGCACAGTATTATCGTTATCATCACGTGTGCCGCCAGCAAGAACAGCATTACCCACAACGCTAGCAGGAAGCATCATAGAATCACGCTCAGTCAGCAGGTTCTCAACCTGCGCACCAGCCGGGAAAATAGTTAGAGGGTAGTACGTGCTCAAGTTGTTCACATTATAGGTGGCATTCATGAGCATCATCTCTATCTTTTCACGCTCACGACCAGCCACACGAAACGTAGCAGAAAAATCCTTCAACGCCTGCGGGCGACCATAGAAAGAAAACCTGCGAGCACCAGTAGCGGACTGTTGCACCTGACGGTTAGCAAATGAATAGTTCACCTGCTCAGTAGAGCCGCCTCGCACCTGCATAAAAGAAGCCTGCTGCCCAATCATCATAGGGTACGAACCCATTCCTCTTACCTCCGTGCCTGCAAAGTAGTTGAACGCATCGTGCCGTAGAACTGTCGCCCATCAATATTCACCATAGGTCGCCAGTTAGACAGTGCATCGACTATCTGATTATACAGGTCAGGCGCTTGTGTAGGCGCGGTAAACTCGCGACGACCAGAGACAGCACCACCGCCAGAGAAGCCACGCACAAAATCACCCGAATTGATGCGCTCCAAAAGCCCACGGTGCTTACGTGTCGCATCCGCGTTCACTATAAACTCACCAGAGCGCACCATGAGCGGCGAACCAGCATCAGTAACAGCAGGCACATTATCCGTCCACCTAGATAGCGGCTCACGCCCAGGGATAAGACCACCAGACGCAAAACCAGGGACAGCGCCACCATGCGCACGCCAACCGCCACGACGACCCAGAGTTTTCTTCACAGAATCAACCATCTTCCGCTCAAAAATCTGGGTGATCGTAGTCGTCTTCTGGCGCGGAATGCTATCAAGGTTTGACTTGTAGTTATTGATGTTACTGTTAGCGACACCCGTCCGAGCATTAGCAACCGTATCAACCCTACCAGGAACACTATTAGCCTTATTCGCCAAAGCACCTAACTGCCCAAAAGCCTGCCCAGTATTAGCATTAGCGTTAGTATTAACTTGCCCAGGGATACTCATTGCTCTATTCCATAAATCCCATAGGGCACCACTAGCTTCCCCAGTATTGGCGTTAGCGGTAATATTCACTTCACCGTTAGTCTCTTGACCTACCTCATGCAGGTACTTGAGCTTACCCGTAGCCGCGTCCACACCAAACACCTGTGTACCGATAGTCACTTCACGCGGCATCCGCTCAATATCATTATTCAACGAAGTCATAACACGCGCAGCCGTAGTATCCGCCCACGTGTTAATATCCACCCTATCCGGGATAGCATAGATCGATCGCACCAGGTCATCAGCCTGTTCAGAGGTAAATCCCATTTGATATGCCGACTGACGCAACGTATCAATCACACCATGAATATGCGTTTTCACTGCCTCATAGTCGCCACCCTGACGGGCAACAGCAGACGAAGCTTGAATACCTTGCTGTGCCATGTCGACGAAAGCCGCGTTGAGCTTCTGTCCCGCTTTCGTGGTCTGGTCGAAGGTGCGGGTCTGTCCATCCCATGCAGCACTATTCTTGTTGATAGCGTCTTTCAGATCGTCCATAGACTTGTAGTAGTCAGCCATGTTCTTAGTCGAGTCAGCAAACCCGCCACCGAGCATTTTCAGACCCTTATCAAGGTCTTCAACCGCTGACCCAGCACCCTCAACAAACTTAGCCATTTCCTGGGCTTCACCAGAAAGCCCCTGCATAGCCGCAGCGCCTTCATCCAGAGAGTTCTTCTGAACCTCAAGGGAATGTTTCAACTCGTCATGTGCGCGGGTAGCATCAGCAAGCTTAGGAGGGTACTCGCCTAGCATGACCTGGTATTTCTCTTCATCAGTCAGAGACACGTTCAAGGAGGAAGCGTAGTTCTCGACGGCTTCTTTCAGCTTCGGGAATGCCTGCATGTACTCCTGAGCCGTGTACTTTGCGCGCCCCTGAGCTTCGGACGCAGCATCAGTTTCACGAACAATCGACTGGAAGAACTTTTCGGCTTCACCACGGTTCTCTGCGTATAGGCTCCCCAATGACTCGTCAAGGTTAGAAACAGCTTCCTTGAGCGCGTCAGCACCAACCTTAGCGCCCGCCGTGTGCGAGACCCATTGAGAGAAGCCTTCCAGCGCGTCACCAGAATCAGCTTTTAGCTTAACAAGTGCTTCACCCAGGCCGTTCACCTTGGGTACCTGGTCTTCCAACCCGAGGAAAGCCCAGGTGGCTTTTCCGCTCATGTCTTTGAATTTCTGGTTTACCTGGTCTAGGTTGCCGCCAGTTCCTTTCAGTGCGGCGTTCATGCTATCGAGTGATGGCGCTTTGTACTCAGTGTTCGCCGCGCTAACGAATAGTACGATACCCTCGGCTGCTAGCGCGGCGGTACCAGCGATCTTTCCGAGTGTTGCGCCGAGCTTGCCAAGCTTTGAACCGGACGCGGCGGCAGCAGCACCTTCGGTTGATGCAGCAAGCTCTCGTGTAGATGCTGATGCAGTACGCGCTGACACTGAGAAAGAAGCGAGAGTGGCGCGCATGGTCTGGTACGCGGTGATGAATTTAGCTGCGGCAGCGACACCAAGCAGAGCAACACCTGTGAGACCAACCACGGTAAGATTCACAGCCAGGAATGACGGTGGCAGCTTACCCATGAAATCAAGTAGACCTGTCGCCATCTGCACAAGTCCACGGAAGAAATCAGACAAACCACCGGAAGAGCTGAGAATGATAGTGTCAATCGCGCCACCAAGCTTCTCAATATCGCCAGCTAGGTTGTTCTGCTGGATAGCCGCCGTAGACGCAGCATAGCCCGCGTCATTAGTCTTGTCGATCCAGCCCTGAATACCTTCCTGCCCTTGAGTGTAGAGTACGTTAGCTGCACGCACAGCATCAGAACCAAAGATAGTAGCGAGCGCAGCATCACGCTGAGCAGGGGTAAGGTTCTGCAACCCGCGCTTCAAATCGCCAGCGACAGCGGTAATGCCCTTGAACTTACCCTCAGCATCATAAAGCGAGATGCCGTACTCATTCATAAGGCCGGCAGCCTCTTTAGACGGGTTCTGTAGCTTCTGTAGCATGACCTTGAATGAGGTGCCAGCATCCGAGCCGACCAAGCCAGCAGACGCGAACGCGGCAAGGGTACCAGTAGTCTCTTCAATCGACAATCCTGTTTGCGCGGCAACAAGACCAGACTGCTTCAGAGCATACCCAAGATCACCAACACTACCTTGAGCCTTACCAGCGCCAGCCGCCAAAAGGTCAGCCACATGCCCAATATCCGAGCCCTTCAACCCGAACTGAGTCATAGCGGTAGCCGCAAGTTCCGCAGCCTCCCCAACCTCAATGTTACCGGCAGCCGCGAGTGCCAGCGCGCCGTCAAGACCACCAGAGAGAATGTCCTTAGTCTCGACACCCGCTTTAGCAAGCTCCTCAATGCCATTAGCCGCCTCAGAGCCAGAGTACTTAGTGTCCGCGCCAGCCTTCATAGCCGCTTCACGCAGCTTATTCATATTCCCAGCAGTCTCATGCGTAGCCGCCTGCACCTGCGACATAGCCTTATCGAAATCGGCGTACTGCTTCACTGCATATGCGAAACCAGCCGTAAGAGCCGCACCACCAAGCGCCGCACCAGTCGAAATATGATCCAGTGCGTCACGGTTTGACAGAATATTCTTCGCGAGAGTGCGCGCCTCATTCCCAAGGTCACGGAAATACCCGCCAACACTAGAAACCATAGCCCGCCCACGATCCGCCATAGCCCCAAATGCACCAGTCACAGAGTCCTTAGCGCTAGAGAACGCAGAACGAATACCCGTAGTAAACGAGTTATACATCACAGCAGAACCAAAGTTGCTGTTCCTGAACGCATTGCCAGCAGCAGACGCGGCAGAAGACACAGAAGACTTCACAGCACTAGCATAGTCACGCCACCCAACACTAGCGGTACGTGATGCGTTCTGCATTACACCGGTAATACTGCCGGCGCTGGCTTTTGCGGCTTCTGCGGCTTCACGGTATGCGGCTTTTTCTGCTCGGGTCATGCCGCTGATTACGCCTACGCGTTCGCGTGCTGCGGTGGATGCGGCTGCGGCTGCGGCTCGTCCTGCTTCGCGTGCTGCGGCTGCGGCTGATTGTGCGGTGCCTTTGGTGGCTTCGGCTTGTGCGGCTTTGGCTGCGTTGGCTGTTGCTTTTGCTGTTTCGCGTGCAGCCTGATTGGCTGCGTTCCTAGCGCTGTTGGCGGCGGCGGTCACGCCTGCTACGAAGTTTTTGGTGTCTGCTCGTAGCTGGATGGTTACGGTTTGGGCTGTGTTTGAGCTTCCTCCGCGTGATCGTGAGCCGCCGGTTCGTGCCATGCTAGTTCTCCTGTGCTTCTTCAGCGGCTAGCTGTTGCTGCCACTCTATTAGGTCTGCGTATGCTGGGTCTTCTGTCGCGTCGTATGGCTCCGGAACCAGAATATCACCAGGACGCGGCTTGTAGTCTTCGCGCTGAGTGATTTGCTCGACAGCTTCCTTTGCCTTGCAGGTGTAGGTTTCTACCTCGAACTGGGTATGTCCTTCACGGCATTTCTTACGCGGGTTGCCGCATTCAGGACATAGTTCTGCTTGGTAGATTTCCCACCCTAGGGCGGCTGTCATGTCGCGGTCTGTCCAGTCGCGTGTGCTGTCGCCTAACAGCATCGCACCGGGGGGTTTGCCCCAGCGGGCGGCTGCACGCATTACGAGTACAGCGCCCGCGTTTTCTTCTTCTGTGAGTTTATCGGCGACGAAATCGGGGCGACACCTCTAAGGTGGCTTCTGCTGCGCGTGCTTCGCCATAGGTCGATAGGCATTTCACAAACTGACCGCCGAGCGTGTCAGCAAGTTTCAGCCACTGGGATGCCGCGAGTGACTGCCCTTCGAGGGTTGCGGTGAGCTGGAATACGCGCGCCCACCAAGTCAAATCCTCGGTATCAACTTCGTCTTTGCCCGTGTCTTGCTTCCAAGCCTTGTTAATATCCTTCAGTTCTGCATCGTTGAGCACACGGGTGCGGAAAGTGGCGGTCTTCGCGTTAGCAGTAATTTCTTCTACCTGCTCATACAGCGCGGCAAGCTCACCGTCGAGTGATTCTGAGGCGACAGTCTCCATGTCGTCGCTCTCACCCTCGGCGCGCAACGCCTCTAGCTTTTCGATCTGCTCTTCAACATTTGCCAAATCTGCCACATCATCAGGATTCAAAAGCAGCAGGGTTTCGCGGTGAAGCTTGTACTGGTCTGCGCCAGACAGCCACTCGGAAAGATTAAAAGTATTCTCAGCAGCAGTGTTCTTAGCCATTATGTATTCTCCCTATCAGGTGGTGTGATGGGTAAAAAAATATTGGGTGCCTCCCACAACCACCATAGGGGAGACACCCAATATTGTATCACTCACTCACTCAAGACACATTACTATGCTACCACAGAAATGAACTCACGGAAACCAGTGACCTGGCACTTGTGAATAGTGCGGATATAACCGGACGTGCGGTCTGCCGCCTCGTTCACAGGGTGCGGCTGATCGAAAGAGCATGCGTAGATGCTGATTTCGTCGCCTTCCGCGAAAGGCTCATAGTACGGCTTGTTCGTGTGGCGGGTGACAACATACGCCTCGGTGCCCTTGTTCTTGAGCATCTGGAAAATCTTGTCACGCACAGGGTCGAACTTGCCGCCGTTAGCGCCTTCCTGGAAGTAACGGAAGATAGCAAGCTCGACTTCAGCGTTGGACTGACCCCATGCTTTCGCGTTGGTGTCTTCACAGACCGCAGCCATGCCGTCAATAGTCTCGGAGTCGGTAGACCCGATCTTGGTTTGAGACTTGATAGCCGCACACGAAATGTCGAGTGCGGTAGTCGCGTTCAGCTCAGCCACTTTGGGCTTATCCATGGATACGACACCGCCCATAGGAATGAGCATCAGTTTCAGTTTAGCACCCGCGTAGGTGCGTCCCGGCGAAGAATCAGCCATGTTAGTCCTCCTCAGACTCGACAGTGTAGGTGTATTCTACTGGCTCAGTTGGTTCCTGCTCGCGCTGTGACGGCGGCACCTCAAAACCAAATAGGTCAATGTAGCTGGCTGGCACATATGCGAGACGGCGCGTCTCGGGGTGCACTAGCCACATAAAATTATCCAACATTACCCCCTAGGTATGGTAATAGTGTACGTCAATGGGGTGTACAGGCGTGCAGGTGTAACCTCTGAATCGGTTAGCATGACCTGCCCCTGTGCTTGCGCCCAGTCCAGATTAGCGTAGCTGTCGCCTATGATCTTTGTGGTTGCGAGCCGATCACGCACAGCATCGGTGAGAGCGTACAGCTCGTGCGTGGTCTGTGCTACACAGGTCACCGTGAAATCGACAGTCAACGAATCAATATCAGGTGTACCGCACAGCCCTACCATGTCCTCATAACCTGCGCCTACCCCCATAAAAATAGCCACATACGGCTTGATGTGATTAGGTAAGTACTCTGGCACAGACTCAGGCACAAAACCCTGGAACACGGAAACGTTCTCTATCCCAGACAGTGCGTGCTCGATAGCCTCAGCAAGCTCAATCGTGACAGTCACAGCTCTACTCCCTCAATAACAGCAGCCACCATGTCGTCCATAGTCGCTTCAATAGCAGGGCGCATGTGCGAGCGCGGCGCCATCTTGGATGTACCGTACTCAACATATGCTGCATATGGTGCGGCGGAGATAACATCTGCACCGTTCTTGCCAGCTTTCTTAGCGGTTATTTTCGACCGCAGAAAACCAGTGCGCACGGGGGCACGACGTTTCGCCTCGTCGCGCAGTATCTTACCTGCTGCGAGTACCTGCGGGGAGAAATCGTGTGCCGCCGCAACCTGAAAGGTGACGGCGAGATTTTTTAGCTCTTCCCAATCCTGCTGCATCATTTCGCGCCTGCTCTCTGGTTCTGCATCTCACCACAGATAAGGTCAATAGACCCAAGCAGCGAACCAGCCATGACCTGCTTCACAGTGAAACGCTTACCATGCATGCCAGGAATATTAGACGCAGTCACAACCAGCACATGATTACGCAGGCCAGCGTGAAGATCCCACATACGCAACGGCATCTGAACCAGATAATCACGTGTAGCCGCGTCCTGAACCGAACCGGTAACATTATCCGCGTACCTGTTCAACTCCTGGATACGGCAAGTCACATCCGTAAACACGCGCCGCTCAACCACACCAGCCAACGGTGCTTTGGGGTTCACGGCAGCAGGTGCGAGCACATCAACCATGGCCGTCATACCCTGCTCAACAACAGGAGCGAGCCGCAGCGACCAATCACGCGGTACCACACGCTGCCTAGAGGTATAGTGAGCCATAGCGGCACTCTCCCATCGGCTCAAACCATGCGCCCAGCATAGGGTCACCTTCTTCATGGATACGGGTAGCCTCAGCATCTAGTGCGTCAGCCTGTGCCCGCAACTCAGCCGCCACAGCGACACCATCCACAGAAAGGTCTTGTGTCGTGATTTTCTTGGATAGCAGGTTTTCATCTGTCGCCATACGCCGCAACAGGCGAGCCGCAACATGACGAACAGTAACAGCCGCAACACTAGCAGGCTCTAGAGACGCAAGAAGCTCTATGTCTCTGTCAGAGAAAATACATTCATGATCGTGAACCTGTTTATCATCGCTCGGTAAATCGTTTACCAGTAGGCGGATCGTGTAAATATCTTCTGCTGTTAGAGACATAGAGCCTCACCCTCTCAGTATAGCTTACTTGGTGCCGTCAGATGCGTATGCTGCATGTGCAAACACAGCAGCTGCACCGGTCACGTGGCGACCACGGTAAGCAATAGTATCATCCGAGAAGCCACCTTCACGCGCATCAATACTAGCACCAGTAACAGAGATACCAGTGTTATTGCTAATGCGCAGGTCTGGGGTTTCATGCCCTACAAGGGTCGCACGCTGGATAGCCGGGTTAGCAGAACCAGCAGCAGGCAGGAGGAACCAGGTAGTGTTCTTCTTGGTGACAGCCGGGTTCAGCTGTGCGAGCTGAGGCACAACCGCGATGTCGATGTTCGATGAAAGGAAGTTGGCGGAAACAGTCTCGGAGTTGCCGGACTTGGTTCGGATTTCCTTAGCGCCAAGAATCTCGCGCGCCTGAACAGCAAGAGCAGAAGGCACGACAAGTACCATGCGCTCAACATCAATAGCGGAGCCGTGCACGCCGTCACGACCAGACACAGCAGCATACGCAGCCTTCAAGTTCTCAAGCGACAGAGCCTTGGTATCAGCCACGGATGCGCCAGAGAAGAACGCCTGGTTGATACCCTGGGCATCGAACAAGGTAGAGAAAACTACCTTGTCTTCGAGCTTGGCGGCACCAGTTGCGAGGTTCTTAGGAATCTGGGTGAGCTTGTCCCAGTTCTTGTTCACTATGTCTTCCCAGGTGAAGTTCACTACGATACCGTACTTATCGTTCTTGATTTGTACGGTGACAGGTAGCATGTCTGCGGCCTTGTATTCCTCAGCCTCATTCACATGAACATAGTTAGTGCCACCAGCGAGGGCAGCCAGAGGTGTTGGGTTGAAGGACGACAAGCGTGTGGTCTGTGCTACCTTCTGCCACTGGGTTTCGTAGCCGCGGTACAGGTCGAGCACTTCGTACTCGAATGCGCGTCCAAGCAGTGCGGGGAAGTCGCTAGTAGTCAAGGCTTCCTGCAAACGCGCCTGTGCAGCGTATCCGCCTCGGATACCATCGCGTAGGATGGTCGCGGCTTCTGCTACGCGCTGGGTTGCACCGGTGTCGCGAAGCTTTTCGTAGTTGAGAAATTCACTCATTAGAATTTTTGTCCTTTGCTTTAGTCGAATGCTACGCCAACAGGGGCAACCTCAATGGTTGCGCCAGCGGATGCGGAGGTTTGGAGTGCTACGCCCCAGATTTTGCCTGCACCAGTGGTAAGTACACCATCGGCACCGAGCTTGACGATAGCGCCAGCCTGCACGGTTTCCTTCACGGGCAGGCGGTATGAACCGTTGCGCCAGATAGTGACCTTTTGCCCCTGTTCTGCGGTAGTCATTGCTACGCCTGCGATAGCGCCGATACGGACAGGTGCACCGGATACGTACTTTTGGTCGGCGATGAGGGCGATGTGTTCGCCTTTGCCATAGGAAACATTAGTAGCCATTTGTTTATAGCCCCTTCATGATCGAGAGAATATCGTCAACGGTTGCGGACTGAGACTCCTGCACGTGTGCGCCCATGCCGTAGACGGGAGACTGTGCAGACTTTGCAGCCAGTACTTCTTTGAGGGATTCCTGGACGCGAGTCTCGAACTCATCCTTGCTCAAGGATGCAGCGGACTCAACAAGCATCTTACGAGTCATGGGCGCGTCTACGTTGCGGAACGCCTCAGCTACGACAGCCTCAGCATCCTTCTTAGCGCTCTCTGCTTGCAGCTCTTCTACTTTAGCTTTCAGCTCGTCACGCTCTGCTTTCAGGTCTTCAACCTGCTTTTTCAGCTCGGTAACTTCGGGCGACTCAGCCTTAGGTGCATCCTGCACAGGTGCGGGTGCCGCCTTCGGCTTATCCACGGGTACGCCAACAGCTTCAACAATGTTCGCCATGCCGTCCACCTCTCTACTAGATTCCAGGACGGCAGTAATTTTCCCGCCGCGCCCCGGCTTCGTAACAAAATCAACAGAATCGACCTGAGTTATCTCTTTAATCACGCGGTCTTTTCCAGGCGCCATTATACCAGAAGCGTTAATAGACACGCCGATGTATGGTGCGCGTTCACGAATGAAGTCCCTGTACTCGGGGAAAATCTTCGCACGCCCAACCAGTGCCCCAGTATCGTCCACCACGGGACGACCATCAATCACACCAGCAAGCTCACGAATATCACCCTCAGGGCGAGACGCACGCTCACTACCTGTCGCATGGTTCATATACATGTGAACAGGTGAATCCCAAATAGGCGACTCAGCAAGCTTCTTAATAGTCTCTGGCGGGTACTCACCAGAACTTCCCTTACCGGGCGTAATGATAGTCACAGCCACAAGGGAGCCAGTAGGCTCACCCTCAGACTCAATCAAATGCACACTAGACACTACTTCCTCCTAGCCAAAATGTCAGACAAATTACGTTGAGTCCAATACATAGACCCATCATACCAGCGAGCACGCCGCGACAGGTCAGACCACGCGATAGACCCATCAGCCAAACCGCGCACAACCTCCATACCCTGAGGCGACGACGCAACACCAGCGATAGCCTCAACCTGCGAATCGAAATCTAGTGAGTCAAACCACTCCCTACCCGAGTTACGAGCGGTAATGTCAGGATACTGACTTAGGAGAGGTGCCATGACGCAGCGGCAGTTTGGGTGTGAGTGTAGTGTGCCGCTCATGTGTTTTTCTCCGTGGTGCATGATGCATGATCGGCAGGTGTTTTTGTCGAGTTGTGCTACCCATTGCCAGCCTTGGGTTTGGGTGTGTTGGGTGAGTGTTTGGGTGGTGCGTCTTGAGGCTTGTTGGGTGGCTAGGTTTATGCCTAGTGATATTGCGGTGGCTATTTGGGTGATTTTGGTTTTGAGGCCTGTGAGTTTTATTTTTTCTGGTTTGGGTGGTGGTGTGGGCTGTGGGAGTGTTTGTGTTGTGTAGTTTTGGAGGTGGTGGTGTGTGGTGGCTACTGCCTGTTGTGCGGCTTGTTCTGCGGCTTGGTTGGTTTGGTGTTGGATGGTAGCTAGAGTTGCTGCATATGTGGTGAGTGCGGCGGTTTGTTGTTTACGTTGTGTGTGGCGTGGTGTGAGTGTGCCTAGTGCGGTGATTGAGGCTAGGGTGGCGGTTAGGTTTTGGTGGTTTTGGTGTGCGGCGATGATGAGTGGTTGTGCGTGCTGGTTTTCTATTTGGGTTAGGTCGTCTTGTAGGTTTTGGGCGTATTCTTCTGGGGTCATTTGATTTCTCCTGCGTATGCGGCGCGGATTAGTGCGTCGCCTGTGGTTTCGGTGGTGCGGTGGATTTGCCCGTTTTCGTCGCGGAGTTGGTTGATTTTTTCGTCGGGGTCTGTGATACCGAGGGCGCGCATTGCGAGTAGTGCGGTTTGGTCGAGTGGGAGTACGCCTAGCTGGTCTGCTGTCGTGATTGCGTCTAGCTGGGCTTGGGTGGGTTCGGGTGTTATGTCGTCCCAATGGAAGGTAATGGTGCGTGGTGCGTCTGCTGGGAGGTTTCCTAGCGCTTCATGCGTGTCGATGATGTGGTTAATGATTGCTCGGTAGGTTTCTTCCCAGGTGCGGCGGCGCGCTTCAATTTCGAGTTGTAGGGGGCGGTCGAGTGTTTCGGCTACTGCGCGGGCTCCGGTTTGGCCTGGGTCTGCGAGTAGCATGGTTACTGGTACGCCTAGTGCTGCTGCGATCATGGCGGCTAGGGGTTTACCTGATTCTGCGTCTATGGTTGCGCCTGTGTTTGGCATGGTGGTGATTTCTGCGTCTACTAGCCCTATTGCGCCGGGCTGTGTTGCTGCTGCGGCTTGCTGTATTGCGCGGCGTGCGTCTTGTACGGCGCGTGATGTTTTGCCTGTGATACGGTGGCTTATTTTGCTGATGGAGCGCATCAACCGCGCCCAGTCTTGTAGGTAGTTTTTGTAGGCGCTGATCCAGGGGGAGGCAGCGAAAAGGTCTGGCGTGCCTAATAGTGACATGGGTACGCGGTTTACCGCATGGTGGTAGATGGGTGTGTGCCAGTCTACAGGTGTGCCGTCTACTTCTGCGTACCTGCTTGCGGGTTGGTAGCCTAGTGCGGGGTGCCAGGTCTTAGTAGTGCGCCCGTCTTGGTAGTGGGAGCGCAGGTATAGTGCTGGGCGTGCACTGTCTTCCTGCATTGGCAGGATTTTCTCGATATGCTCGATGCCTTCAGTGCGTACTACTATGCGACCTGTGGTAGTGTCGGTAAATAGCAGGAAAAATATGTTTCCGTCTGCTGCTTCCTGTACTCCGAGTGTCTGGTGTGCGCTATGCCCGGTAAGGGAGATGCGATTATCGGGGTCGTCAAGGAATGACTGAATGATTTCGTTTACGCCAGATTCTTCATCACAGGTGATACCTACCCCAGACCCAAAAACATATGATGTGCGGATGCTCACACCGCGCTTGCCTAGCGGGTCTGCGACAGCAAGCACACGGCAGGTCTCAGCAATGTTCTGAATACCAGACAGTGAGAACTCTGTTTCTGCTGCGGCTGCGATAGACCGCCATTCCGTATTTTGTGCCCACGCCTGCTCTAGATCGGCGATTGATTCCTGTAGGTCTCGCGTGGCTTCTTGCAGCTCTCGACGCTCACGGCGCGCACTGAAAATACTCATTAGTATGCGTATCCTATCTCATAGTCAGATTCGGTATAGTCTTGCACATCATCATACCCGCCATATATCGGGTGGTGGTAGATTTGATTGAGCGCCTGAGTCATAGCATCCACAGTATCATCGTGTGCACCAGCGGGGAATTGCCGCATCTCTGTTATCAGCTCTTCCACATTTGGCAGTAGAGCCGGCGACGGGAATAGCACATTTTTCGCGTGAATATACGCAGTAACAGCGTTAGCTCGCACGACCTTACCACCCTCAGGGTTCACAGGAATAATGCCAGATACGCGTGAACGTAGAGAGTCGATCACGGCGGGGCCATTCGCCTTGTCCTCAACATATTTTATCGTTGCTTGCGGGTACTTTGCTGCCATAGCTTCGATTGCTTCGCATGTGCGGGTGAAATTCATGCGCTCACGCACCATATCCACAAGATACGCAGTGTTGCCCTCTGAGTACCATGTCTGCCCAACAGCATAATCAGACCCGCTAGTGTCCTTAAAAGTCAAGTCCCAGGATTGTACGAGTATCCCACCGTTGGCTATGCCTGGGAATATCCGTGACCCGTCTGGGTTTTCTACCCATATAGGCGACGTGTAGCGCGCTAAAGCATCAGATGCTGGGAATATGCCGCCCTCGTCAGGTGCAGGTGTGCCTTGGTATAGTGCCGCCCATGCCTGCGGGTTAGCGTCACGTTTGCGTTTCTCCCAGTTCTCGCGCGAGCGTCCACGGGCGCTAATCATAAATTCCCCAGGTTCGCGGCCTAGAATGTCTGTCTCGCTATGCTCTGGTCTATGGTCTGCCTGTGCAGGTATGCGTATGTATTCCCATTCGCCGGGTTGATTAGCCATTACCTGCCCTGCAAGGTCATTCTCGTGCCAGCGGGTTAGGATCATGATTACAGGTGCGCCAGGTGCTAGACGTGTGGACGCTGTGGATGTCCACCACGACCAAGCGCGACGCTGGTAAGCCTCCGAGCGGGCATCTTCCATACCTCGCACGGGGTCGTCAATAATCAGCACATCAGCTGGTTTGCCGGTCATGGAGCCGCCTACGCCGGTGCAAAATAATGACCCTGTATGCCCTCGTATATGCCAGTAATGCGCTGCCGATGAGTCAGCTGCAAGCTCTATCTGCATTTTGTCGCCGTGCTCGCGTATGTCGTTTCTAATGGTGCGACCCCAGTCGGACGCGATAGCTGCCTGATAGGAGGCAATAATCACACGCTTATCAGGGTCTTTAGAAAGCACCCACTCAGTGAAACGGCGAGTAGCGCGCTGCGATTTACCTTCCTGGGGAGGCATAGAGATAATTAGCCGCGCGTCCGGCGTATTATAGGCACGCACAAGCGCCGCGTCGATAACATCTAGTGCGGGTGTCTGAACATTTTTAGGGTCAAGGTCTGCCGCAAGCTCACCAGGGGTAGCCCATGATACGGTACGCGGGGCTACGGCACGCGCAAGCTCTGAGTAAAATATTTTACCCCTCCTGCGCTTCCAAGGCGTGCAACTCAATAGCGAGAGTATTACGCACAGTAGACTCTTGCTCACTCGACAAACCAGCGGAAGCCAGCGCACGCGAAATAGCTGCTGATATGGCAGATACCTTAGCAGCCTCAATCTGAACAATTTTTCCGGCAATATCGTGCTTCATTGCCATATCAAGGAATTTAGCGGTGCGATCCATCGCCTCGCCGTACAGCTGCACAGCGGCACGTATCTGCACAGCCCCATCAGTGGTGATTCGCTCAATATCTTTCAGCTCATTCACCATCTTGCCTAGCACATCTTTGAAATGGATTGCTTCGGTAGTGAGCCGTTGTAGCTCTATGAGTGGGTCTGTTACACGTGACTCGATAGGCACATCTACGGCTAGTGCGCCTACTTCGCGGCGCACTTTCTCCTGGACAACATAGCGTGCATAATTCAGCTTCGCCGCTTTTTTAATCTGAGGTGCAGAGCCACCATGCTTACGGCACACAGTAGTACCTTTCACAGCGTAGCTTCGGCAAGGGTTCCCTGTCCTACGGCTAACCGCCGTACATTTCATGCCCTGATGCCATTCTTTTTTACTAGCCATAATGTAACCTCCATGCATATTATACATGGAGGTTACAAGAGGTACCCTAAGCTAGATTAAACAGAATCATTTTTATTCTGGAGTTCTAGCAATCTAGCTTTAGCCTCCATCATCGCAACCTCGGCCTGCATACGCTCAGTCTCAATACGCATAGTATCAAGCTCAATCTCGCGCCTCTCGCGGATTGCTGCTAGTGCCGTAGCCCTACGTTCCTCAGCCGACCATTCGACTACACCAGCAAGCTCACGCAAGGCGGTTTTCAGCCACATCTTTTCAGGATATTTCTGCCACGGAGAGAACTTACTCCTGGCTGTCTGCGAAGCATCCATAGCCGCCTGTATGCGATCTTTGCCAACCTGTACCACAGGTGATATACCGCCACCCGCAAGATCATTATATTCAACCCAGGCAACAGCTTTCACTAGCTGCCCCCGCTCTTCATCAGGTGCGCGCATGTACTTTGGGGATTCGTGTATACCCTCGACGTACTCGAATTTGTCGCCCTCGCGTACTGCTATTCGGTGAATGTTCTTTGCATACCCGGCGCGACGGATTAGCTCAACCCACCCCTTATAACCTATATCTGCCACGATTTCGCGCCCACGCGGCACAAAATAAATCTCATCCGTGCCAGGTGTAAGCCCGTAGCGTGCTGATTTCTGGAGCATCACGGTTAGCTGCAATGGATCATTCAGCGCCAAAGATACAAGCTTAGGATCATTCCGGATTACCAATGATGCGGCTGCGAGCCAGCCGAGTACGTCACCCTGCATGTGCTTTGGCATTGCTGCGGCAATAAATTCTTTCTGCGGCTCAATTACATTCTTCTGAAGGTCGCGTATGGCGATCTGGTTGCCCTGTTGATTACGTGATATTTGGTTTCCTGGTTGTGGCTGTACCATTTTCTGCTTCCATTCTTTTCGTGTAGTGGTTTATAGCATTGATTCGTATGCGTGGGTGAAGAATTTTTCTGCCGATTCTTTCGAGCATGACACGGATTCCTCGTATTCCTGATCTGCCAGCATCGGGCTATTCGCCTCGGTCAGGATTTCACCAAATAGCAGATCGCGTATCTCGGATTCTTGCACCTCGTAGTCGTCTACTAGGATTACGCGCCCTTGCATGGTTAGTTCTATGTGGGTGGCGGTAGGGTCGTCGCGCTCAATTAGCAGGTGGAAGCCTACGCCTTCTTTGGTGATTACCCATCCGTGCATGATGCGGTTTCGGACTTCCCAGATAATTTTTCCTTTTCCCATTTTTCTTTCCTTTCGTTGTGTAGCCCTTCCTGGCTACATTTCTAGTATATCA